ATCCGGAGTGTAGTTGAGAGTGATTTCAGCAGGGTTACCACCTTGAGTAATCGTCTGGTAGGTCGTGTTGTTGTAAAAGGTTTCGACGTCGTTGTCGTTTTCGTATTCTTTCGCCGAGTTAGCGATGGGATTCTGGAAGTGTCGATGAGTTGCCCATCCACTCGCAGCGTTGTCACCATCGATGATGAGAGAGTCGACAGCGAGTTCATCATATGGAGCATTAAGTTCAGCTGCTGTTGGTTTGTCACCAGGTTGAAAGTTTTTGATTGTAGTAATAAGAGGCATTATCGCACCACATTGCGCACCCATAGGTCCGCTGAAAAGATTACGTAAGGAGAACCGTGAGGTTGACCTGTCGTGGCATAGTCGGAGATATTCGTAATCCACCGAACGTCAATCTTGATGTTTTGTGAGCCACAAGGAATGCTAAAAGGTAGTTCGGTAGTGTGTCGCTTGGGAGGAATGAATCCAGTCCTGGCGACAAGCACATCGTTCACGAACACACCCCACTCAGATACCCAGTCATTACCACGCTCACCTGAGAAGAAGATAGTATCATCCTCGACCTCAACGTTGCACAGGAGCTTGTCGGTACCGTGCTGCCAGTCGATTGTGGCGCAACCTACGAGCATACCTTCACGAGCATCGAATTCGAGGTAGTATTCTTCCCATCCCAAGTTGAAGTTGAGTCTGTTCCATCCCTTTGTCCAGTCATCCTGAAAGAGGTCGATGGTCAGGATAGGCGTGTAGACGTCGGTCCCACCTTCGAACGATGAAGACCTACGCTTGCGATAGAACCCTTGTGTCGACTTCGGAACGTAGAATCCGGTGATGGCGCCTGCGATAAGAGAGACGGTTCCTGTTGTTCTCTTCAGGTTGGCGTCTGAGAGCGAGTATGTCGGGAAGTTGTTTCCGTTCAGGTCACCGTTGAATTCTTCGATATACGCCTGAAGGTTATCATTGAGGTTCTCAGGTTTAACCATCTGGTTCTGTTCAATTGGTATTTGTGTCCAAACCTTCATTGTGGCTGTCCTTTTTGCATATTTATTCTCTGATTTAGAGGCATCTGTGCAACATCTGAGTAGTTGATATCTACGCCGAGAAGATGGAATGTGCTTAATCCGTAGAGTGACCACTTAAAGTGGTCCACTAATCCTGTATTGACATCCCAACGTAGTCGAACGATTCTTGGCTCCTGAAGATTTGATGTGCCTATTGTGAAATAGTTTTTAGATGCACCGTTATCTGCACCAAAGACCGCATCTTCTTGTGTAGTAAATAGAAACTCAGATTTTGCCTGTTTCTGTGTTCCTGCATTATTCTCAACATATGAGTAGTCCTGCTGCCAGGTGAGTGTTATCACAGTGTCACCATAAGCCAAGATATCTGCTTCGATATTATAAACTTGATGCTTGATGGAGTTATCGTCAAAGTCAAGCCAGTCAGACTGCCAGATGCAGAGTGGTTTGCTCACATCTCCGATAGAATATGTGTATTCATTCTGAGCAATCGATGTCAGTGTCCACACCTTGCCCCAGCCCTTCTTGCCGCTCCAGACCTGGAGACCAACGAGGTAACCCTGTGGTGCTGGAATGAGTGTGAATGGGTCAGCTGTCCAGTAAGGCTGTGTACCGATGATGATATTGCCATACGGGTCAGATGCAAGAGCTGTGAATGCCCACAAGTATTCCTGTCCATAGACGAGTGAGTGTCTGAGTGAGAACTGACCGTTGTCAGTGTGATAAACGATGCCTCTTGTAGGATAAGTGAATCCATTCTGAATGTAATGCACCCAGTATTCACGCTCCTTTGAAGAATAAGTTGCTGTGGCTCTTGGTAGAGCAGCTCTACTGATAAGAGGTATTTCTTTGGACAGACCTTGACTTACTTTTTGAACTGTTACTGATGAACCGCCGTCTAAACCGCCTGTGATTGAGTAGATACCATCATAACCCATGAACATCAGACCAATACCAGGCACAAGTTTAGCTGTGTTGATAGCAGTTGTTCCGATATCAGGTGTCAGCTGAGAAACTTGATAACTTCCACCATTTCCAATTCTAACGATATCAATGGCACGCTGACGGAAGACAATGAGGTTGTTGTAGTAGGCTGACAATCCAGTGATTGCTCCGCCCGCAGTATTTCCTACATCAAAGTAGTCAAATGCGCCAAACTGCTCAGGAAGTCCTTGCTTAGAGTAGATGATTCGGGTCGGATTAACGCTTCCACCTGCAAGCCAGATTGAACTGTTCCAAGCAGCACCGAATGCATAACCACTCTGAATTGTAGAAGTGTCTGCAATGGAAGGTGCTGTATCTACAAGTTGTCCATCAGGAATGATATCAACATAAAAGTCTGATGTGTTATCATTGATTTGATTCACAAGATAGTAGACAGAGTCATTTGCACCTGTTGAGGCAGTGTCTTGTCTCTGATTTTTAGTTCTGTAAAGACGACGTGCCACAACACCAATCTCAGTAGGACCGATAGGCAGATGTTTGATAACAACACCAAACTTCTTCTGTGTCGCTTCAGCATCTGTTGTCCAGTTAATACCTGTCGAAGAGCTGAGAGGTGACTCAGAGCCTGTGTCAGTGATGAAAGTCATCTTGTAGTCGAAGTTGTTCGGCTCACTGTTGCTTGCGTAACCTAGACCTATCGTTGATTTTCCATCAAAGCTTGGTGCAGCAACACCGAGACTGAGCTCCTCAGAGCCGTCGAGGTAATCAGGCTGAATGGTCAGAGGTTCAGGTGAAGGTGTCGAAATATTGAAACCAAAGTTTCTCACACGCTCACGTCCGTAGAACCACAGCGGTTTGTCGTAACCGTTGATGATGAGAAGACGATTTCCATACGGAATGTATTGAGTTCCTGGCTCATTTAGTTTTGGAATGTGTCTTCCGGTTGCAATCTCTACATAGTCTGAGTAGAAGGCACCGGTGCCCTGCTTATTTCCCCAGAAGTAGTAGAGACGACCACCGCTCTCAGCAAGATAGTAGACTTGCTCGGTGTTTTGTTTTGACCAGACGTAGAGTGAATCAACCTTGTCAACGAAGAGGTCAGCGATGGTCGATGTCGGTCCTGGAATAGTGACTTCACCGGGATTTAAGTAGTCACCACCTGCGTCCCACCAAGGTTCGATGCCACGGTCAAAGAGCCAACCACCACCACTTGGGTCGACACGAGCCGCAGTTATATCTTCAGCAGCATTAGCTGATGGTGTCTTCCACCTCTGCTCAATACCTGCAACATACTCGAATGTTATTTTCTTTTTGGCAAGCATTAGCTGAGCCTCCGCAAGCTCTGGTAGTCATATGGTGCGAATCCATCACCACCACCGATGCTGAATCTACCTCTAACAATCGAAGAGTCGATATGGTCAACATATCTCTTCTCAAACTGCTTCAGGTCTTTTTCTAATCTACGACGATAAGTGTCTGACATTGTTAAGTTTCCAAGCTTTAGATAAACTTCTTCTAAGGCTTTAGTCACAATCAGCTGATGGAACTCATAAGGCATCTCAGGAACATCAGTTCCCTCAGCAAGAAGAGGTGGTTTGTAGACATATCTCATCTCACCGATTCTCAGGAAGTTCTGAGGAACCTTGCTGAAAGACACGCCTGCTGCCTGTTGAGTGACGGTAACGTCGAAGGCATCGACACGAGGATATGGTCTGATTCTCAGGTGTTGACCGTCAATCTCGATGTAGCGCTTGTTACCAGGGTCAATCTGGTTGAAGAAGTTGATGGTCACTGAACCGACAGTGTCAAGGGCAATCACATCCTGAAGGAATGTCGTTGTGTTACGAGTTGTGCCACCTTGGTTGAAGAACTTCCACGCCGGCAGACCGAGTCTCTCACCAGTTGTCCGATTAAAGTTCGAGTTCCAGAAGACGACCTTGCGCATTCCCTCGTATTGTGTCGGTCGTGTGTCAAACGACTGGAAGGAGTCTGCGATGATGGTCTGGTCATCCCATGAGATGAATTCGATGTTGAAGGCAAAAGATACACCCTGGACGCCGGCGAATTTGACAATCTCTGGCTTGGAGAGGGCGCCGAGCTGTCCATCGGCCGCGAGGAATGCCCAGCAGACCTCGAGATAGGAGTTCAGTAGGAAACCGTTGGCGTCTTCACGACCCACAATCTCAGTCTTCAGCTTCTCAGCCGGAGGAATGAACGAGGGTGGCGTCCAGACGAAAGCCTCAGCATAAGCTGCTTTGTAGTCTGTTCTAAGGTTGAGTTCTTCATCTCG